GTGTACATTGACAAAAGATGAAATTAATGAATTAAATATTCCTAAGAAATGTCTTGTTAATGCAAAACTTGATGAAAATGATTTATTTCGTATTCGGTTATTCAAGTTTGGGCAAAAAATATTTCCAGTTGGATTTAAAGCATTTAGAATTTCGTGGTGTCAATATGCAGTAAACTTTCCTCCACTCACGGCTAAATATTTGTATGAAAAATATACTAAACACATTAAAGACCAAAATATCATCAATATATACGACCCTTCTAGCGGGTGGGGCGGTCGCATACTTGGTGCTATGTCTGTGTGTGACGATCGTAATATCCACTATATTGGGACTGACCCTAATACTGACCATTGGATTGAAGAATTGGGGATTACAAAGTATGAATATCTTGCAACATTTTTTAATGAAAATAAAGGCGGTGTTATACCGCAATTTCAACATAAACACACCTATGAAGTTTATCAATTCGGGTCAGAAGAAATCCAGCATAACAAGCAGTTTCAAACGTACCGAGGAAAACTTGATCTCGTCTTCACAAGTCCTCCTTACTTTGCGAAGGAAGCATATTCAGAAGATGAAGAACAATCCTACAAAAAATTTCCAAAATATCAGTCTTGGGTAGATGGGTATTTGAGACCGACTCTTGAGACTTGTATTGAATATTTGAAACCAAATCGCTATTTGCTCTGGAATATTGCCGATGCCAAGTTTGGTCCTGATATGTTACCACTTGAAGAAGACAGTAATAAGATACTCCGAGAACATGGTATGGAATTTGTTGAAGTTGTGAAGATGACTTTGGCGTGGATGCCAGGAGGTAATCGGATTGGAGAGGATGGTAAGCCAAGTTATAAAAATGCAATTCAAGTTGATGGTAAATGGTTTAAATATGAACCAATATTTGTTTGGAAAAAACCAGAATAATATGGAGAGTTGGGTGAGTGGATTAAACCGGTTGTTTTGAAAACAACTGCACCTTCAAGTGCCGTAGGTTCGAATCCTACACTCTCCGCCAAAAAATCAAAAATAACTCTTGACATTTTCTCAGGAACTATGTATACTATGATCTGAAGAGTGAATAAGAAACATTAACTAAAGAAAATAAATGAATCTTAGAGAAACGAAATCGATGTTGGCAAAATTGCTTGCTACTGAAAATATCATGGTTGAGCATGGTAATTATCGGACTGCCGCTTTTGACCCTCAAAAACGAACTCTATATCTTCCAATATTCAAATGGATGGATGGTGATGTTTATGATTTGTTGGTTCTTCATGAAGTTAGTCACGCATTGCATACTCCTGCTGATGGGTGGCATTCTACTGGTTGTGATAAAGGAAAAGGTTACAAATCATTTCTCAATGTGACCGAGGATGCTCGTATTGAGAAGAAAATTAAAAGACGATATCCTGGTGCATCAAAAGCCATGACTCTCGGATACCGAGAATTGATGCGCCAAGATTTTTTTGGAATTGAACATACTGATATTGAGAAATTACCACTAATTGATCGCATTAACCTTCATACAAAAGGTGGCGCTTCAATGGGAATTGAATTTTCCGAAAAAGATATGGTTTGGGTTGATGAGTTGATGAAACTGGAGACTTTTGATGAAATTGTTGAGTTTACAAATCGTCTTTATGATTATTGTGCCGAACATGAAAGTTCAACTGATAATCAAGATATGTCAATGATGTCTGATTCTGATTATTATGAAAATGATGATGAGGATGAATTTAATGATTATGATATGGTTGGGAATCCTCCTTTAGATGGGGATGAAACTGATGATAATTCAAGTATGAATGATGAATCTGCCGAATCCGATGACTCCGATGAAGATGATGATTCTGATGATTTTGAATCTGGGTCTGATAGTGATTCAGAAAATGAAGAACAATCTGAAAATTCTGAAAAAGAGTCTAATATTGAAGATGGGAATAGCACTTCTGATAATAATGAATTTGAAAAGGAAATTGAAAGTTCTGCAGGTGGTTCAGAACGTTCTGTAGGTGGGTATGGCAGTGAATTTGATGAAGACTCTGAAGTTGGTCCTCGTTCAATTACTGATGAATATTTCCGTGATAGGGAAGAAGATTTAAATGAAGTAAATGAAGATTCATCGTATATTTATGTCAATCTTCCCAATCCTGATCTTGATGAAATAATATGGGACTATAAAACAGTTCAGAAAGAATTTGAAGAATTTTATCTACATGAGAAGAGTGGGTATCGCATGGCGGACCGTTTAGATGCTTGGGAAACTGCACCTAAAGTGTTCAAAGAATTTCGTGACCAAAATAAATCGATTATTGATTATCTTGCAAAGGAATTTGAAATGAAAAAGCGGGCCGATGAGTATAAGAGAACTGCAAGTGCTAATACTGGAATGCTTAATACTTCAAAATTGTATTCTTACAAATATTCTGATAATTTGTTTAAGAGAATTGCAACGGTCCACTCTGGTAAAAATCATGGTTTAGTAATGTTCATTGACTGGTCTGGGTCTATGCAATCTAATTTGGTTGGAACAATGGAACAGTTATTGATTTTAGTTATGTTTTGCAGAAAAGTTCAGATTCCGTATGATGTTTATGCATTTACTGACCGATTACCGATGGGCGGGAGAAAAGCAAGAAAAAGACACTCTGGAGAAACTGTGAGCAGTCGTGGCTTTGGGGAAGAATATGCAGATCGGAAACCTTCTTGGGAGGAGGAACCTAATACTTTGATGATGGAAAATAAGTTTAATTTGATTCAGTTATTTTCAAATAGAATGTCTAATATTGCATTTAATAAAGCATGTTGGAACGCTATTAATATTCGCGATCATTATACATACTATCGTCAATCTCGTACTCGTTGTCCTGATATTGCACCAATATTTAATCTTGGTGGGACTCCTTTGAATGCTGCAATTACTGCCGCTCATGATGTGATTCGGAAATTTAAAAAAGATAACGATATTCAGATTGTTAATTCGGTATTTTTGACTGACGGAGATTCTCATAGTTGTGGTGGTTACCTTGATCGAAATAACCGTTCACACGCCTTTGGACGCCATGATATTTTGACTATCCGTGACCGTCAATCAAAAACCGAAATTGTAACTAATAAACGTTTCAGAACCCGAGTTCAGACTGAAATGCTTTTTAATTCTCTCCGTAAATCTGTTGGAGTCAATATCATTGGGTTTTTTCTCGTTAATCGAATTAATCGTCATAGCTTCGGTACTTTTTTACCTTCTGATGGTAATACATCTTATGATGATTTTATGACCATGTGGCGTAAAGAAAAATGTGTTGTAACTGATATTGATGGTTATGATAATTTATATATAATTAAAGATGGTGCTGATTTACAAGTTGATGGTAATTCAGAACTTGACAAAGTTGATGCTGGAGCAAAAAAGTCTGCAATCCGAACAGCTTTTAAGAAAATGAATCGTAATAAATTAAAAAACCGTGTGGTACTTAATAAATTTGTTGAACTAATATCATAAGGGATAATAAATGTCTAATCATAATGCAGAAGAAACTGTAAAATATGATAATATAAAAAAACAACAAGAAGTGGAAGAATATAAAAAAAGTATGCAACTTAATTTATTTTCAGAAAAGGAATGGGGAGATATTTTATTTCAAAAAGAAATGGAAATAAAAGATATTTCTGATTCTATGATTAAATCCTGGGACCGGCAGTTTCCGGAAACTGATTGACTAGAAAAGAAGAAAAAAACACTTGACAATGATGAATAATTTCTGTATAATATGATCTGTGAGTGAGTAATGCAATCTTATAACCCTTTTGTAATGAAGACCTATGCTGTATGCACAATTGACTGAAAAACAGAGACAATTTGTTGACCTAGCAATTTCCGAAGGTTTTACTGAGGAGATTACTACAAAGAACATTAAAGAATTGCAGACCAAGTATAATAATACTTTGTCCGTACAGTGGTTGCAAAAAGATGATACTTTTCGGATGTCACGTGGTGTATATCGTCTCCCTAAAGTATCTGCTAATGGTTCAGTTGTAATGAGTGAAAGCGTCCTTAATCCTGTGACCGCAGAACCTACGATGGTCGCTACAAAAATAGATGAGAAGGTCACTAAGATTGGACCTTCGGTTCCTGCATCTATTACTAATACTGAGGATGTTAGTTTTGTTCCTGATGTTGACCCAACATTTATTCCGTTTGGTCAATTTAAAGATATTCATAATATTATTAAATCCAGGTTGTTTTATACTGGATTTATTACTGGTCTTTCTGGTAATGGAAAAACCTTTTTGGTAGAACAATCTTGCGCCAAAGCTAAACGTGAATTGTTCCGAGTGAATATCACAGTTGAAACTGATGAAGATGACCTTCTTGGTCACTACGTTTTAATTGATGGTCAAACCGTTTGGCAAGATGGTCCTGTAATTCAAGCAATGGACCGTGGTGCAGTTCTACTTCTTGATGAGGTAGACCTTGCATCAAACAAAATAATGTGTTTGCAACCAGTACTTGAGGGTAAAGGTGTTTATGTCAAAAAAATAAATCGTGCAGTCAAACCCAAGACTGGTTTTAATGTGATTGCTACTGCAAATACTAAAGGAAAAGGTTCTGATGATGGCCGATACATTGGCACTAACATCCTCAATGAGGCATTCCTTGAAAGATTTGCAATTACTATAGAGCAGGAATATCCTACTCCTTCCGTTGAGAAAAAAATTCTCATTGGTGTGATGCAATCACATGGTAGTCTTGATGATGGATTTGCTCAAAAACTAGTTGATTGGGCAGATATCATCCGCAAGACGTATTATGATGGTGGAATTGATGAAATCGTTACTACAAGGCGTCTTGTTCATATCGTAAATGCATTTAAGATTTTCGGTGACCGAATGAAGGCAATACAACTTTGTGTTAATCGTTTTGATGATGAAACTAAACAGGCATTTCTTGACCTGTACACCAAAGTTGATGGTGAAGTTAATAAAATTTCAGAAGAATCTTCCGAAGGAGGTGGAAACAAAGATGATTCTGATGACTTAACACCTTTTTAATTGACATATAAATAAAATAGGAGTCCTATTAGGACTCCTATTTTAGTATTTACTAGTGAGAAATTATGAATTTAGAATTAAACGGAAATGTGATTGTCCGACATAAATCAATACCAAATTGCGAGTGGTGCGATAAAGCAAAGGCATTATTGGATGAGAAAGAACTGCCTTATGCAGTTGTTGATTCTGATAAGTGGTTTTTTGGGGCATTGATGAAAGCTACCAACTCTAAAAAAGTTCCTCAAATTATTATGAAAGGTAAATTTGTGGGAGACTATTTTGGATTAGTGGAACATTTAAAAGAAAATAATGAGAGTTCCTAGTAGCCCTTTTAAGGGGGATATAGGAGCAGATAATATTGCAGTCCCATATTAAGGAGAAAAGTGCATATTGAAGTAAAAGCAAGTGATTTGCAAAAGAAAAAAATATTTGTAGCAACCCCAATGTTTGCTGGACAGTGTGCTGGAATGTATACGAAAGCCTGTATTGATTTGGCCACAATGTGTGCAAATTATGGTGTTGAATGTAGATTCTTTTTTATATTTAACGAATCTTTGATTACACGAGCAAGAAATTATTTAGTAGATGAATTTTTGAGAGCCGAAGAATTTACACATTTAATGTTTATTGATGCGGATATTAATTTTAATCCAAAGGATGTATTATCACTTGCGGTTCTTTGCGATGATGAACACCCTATTATTGGAGGTCCTTATGGTAAAAAATGTATTGCTTGGGAACGAATAAGGACCGCAGTTGATGTAGGTATTGCAGATGAAGACCCAAATGAATTATCGAATTTTACAGGAGATTTTGTTTTTAATCCAGTACAAGGAACAAAAGAATTGCAAATTAATGAGCCTGTAGAAGTTTTAGAAATAGGAACTGGTTTTTTTATGGCCCAAAGGGAAGTTTTTTCAAAATGGAAAGACGCATACCCTCAATTTCATTATAAACCAGACCATAATCGGTCAGAACATTTTACTGGAGACAGATATATTCATGCGTATTTTGATACTGTAATTGATAATGAAAAATATATGCCAATGGGCGCAACTAATTCGTCTGATAGATATTTGTCTGAGGATTATGCATTTTGCCAATTGGCGAGACATATTGGAATAAACATATATCTATGTCCTTGGATGAAATTGGGTCATATTGGAACTTATGTTTTTGAGGGTTCAATGGCGGACCTTGGTAGAATAGATACTACAAATACTTGGGCAGCGAGCAATTTAAAAAAAGCAGAGGAAATTAGACAAGACAGGAAACTACTAATTGAAAATGCTAAAGCGGTTGAAGAAATTGAGAATGTTCAACAAAAAAGTGAATCGAGAAAAGAGAGAAGAACTAAATTAAAAAAGAATAAAAGTTGACTAATATAAAATATGATGTTATACTATTATAATATAATGTACTAATCTAAAATATGGAGTAATATGAAGTTAAGTGAAGAAACATTGTCCGTACTTAAAAATTTTTCTGCTATTAATAATGGTATTTATTTTGAACAAGGACGAACAATTAAAACAGTATCTCCACAAAAATCTATTCTAGTGGATGCAAATGTAGAAGAGGAGTTTCCTACAGATTTTGGTATTTATGACCTTAATAAATTACTTGGGGCACATTCATTGTTTGAAAAAAATCCTGAAGTAACATTTGATGAAAAGCATTTGACGATTTCTAGTGGAAATAATCCCGCTGAAGCCACTTTATCGCAAGTGATTTATTCGTATTGTGATGCTAGTTTGGTTGTCCGCCCACCTAATAAAGAGGTAGCACTGCCTTCGGTTGATGTATCATTTAACATGTCTACAGCAGTATATGATGCAGTTGTAAAAGCCGCTATGGTTCTCCAAGTTCCAGAAATTGCAGTGATTGGTGATGGTTCAAAAATGAAACTTGTTGCTTATGAAAGTAAGAATGTAATGAGTGACCAATATAATATATGTGTTGTTGGTGAAACTGATAAGACCTTTTCTATGATATTCAAGGTAGAAAATTTCAGTAAATTGATGAGTAAAAATTATATTGTATCTATCTCTGCTCGTGGACTTTCTAAATTTGAATCTGATGATGGTAAACTTACTTATCATGTAGCAATTGAGCCGAATTCAAACTTTGAAGGGTAATCTCTTTTTGTATTAATAATGAAATAATATTATGCAACACCGTGAATCATTTGTGTGGTGCGAAAAGTACCGACCAAAAACAATAAGTGAATGTATCCTACCAGAACACATCAAACAAATATTTGAAGGTACAAAAAAACAAGGCCGTATTCCTAATCTTATATTGAATGGTGGTCCTGGTACTGGTAAAACTACAATTGCGAAAGCACTTTGTAATGAAGTTGGGTGTGACTATCTGTTTATTAATGGTTCTGAAGAATCAGGTATTGATGTGTTGCGGACAAAAATTCGTGGCTATGCATCCACTATGAGTTTCGATGGTGGACCTAAAGTTGTCATACTCGATGAAGCAGATTATCTTAACCCTCAAAGCACTCAGCCTGCTTTGAGGGCATTTATAGAAGAATTTGAGAAACATTGTACATTTATATTTACTTGTAATTATGCAAATCGTATAATATCACCTCTACATTCAAGATGTCAATTTATTGAATTTAAAATAGGTAATGTTGAGAAACCTGCTATGGCAGGGGCTTTTATGAAACGTATAGAATATATATTAAATACGGAGAATATTGAGTACGATAAAAAGGTAGTTGCTGAAGTAATTATGAAACATTTTCCAGATAATCGGAGAGTCTTAAATGAACTTCAAAAATATTCGTCATCTGGTAAAATTGATTTGGGTATTCTTTCACAAGTAGCTGAAGTTAATTTGAAAGAATTAATGTGGGCATTGAAAGAAAAAAAATTCAATGAAGTGCGTAAGTGGGTAGTGGATAATGTAGATAATGACCCTCAAAAAATATTTCGTAAAATATATGATGTTGCATTTGAGTATGCCCAACAGTCTTCAATTCCGCAATTAATATTAATATTAGCAGATTACCAATATAAATCTGCATTTGTAGCAGACCAAGAATTAAATTTAGTAGCATGTCTTACAGAGGTAATGGTAGAATGTCAATTTAACTAGGATAATATGACTCCTTTTGATTTTTTAAATGAAATAACTTATGGTAAAAACGACCTGATGGTTGATGATATTGAACATCAGGTTGAAAAACAATATAATCCTTTTATTGTTAATCGCGGCCTTTCATATTTTTATGATACAGTCATTTATGCAAATGATATGAATATTCGGCATCATCTTGATAAAAAACTACAAAATACTTATCTGCTAAATATTATAAGGAAGAAAAAACGATATTCAAAATGGTATAAAGCAGATAAATCTGAATTGCTTGAAATCGTTATGGAGTATTATGGCTATAGTATTAAAAAATCAAAAGAAATATTTCCCTTATTGACCTCTGAAAATATAGAGAAAATGAGACAGGTGTTGGATAAGGGTGGGATGAAAGGATTGAAATGACATATGGTATTGAACAAATGATAGAAGTTACAATCAAGGAACCAGATGATTTCCTTAAAATCAAAGAAACGCTAACTCGTATTGGTGTTGCCTCACGTAAAGACCAGACCCTTTATCAATCTTGTCACATATTACATAAACAACAAAAATATTACATAGTTCATTTTAAGGAACTATTTGCACTTGATGGAAAATCTACTAATTTTTCAGATAATGATGTAGCAAGAAGAAATACAATTACAAATCTATTATCAGAGTGGGAATTGCTTACAGTAGTAGAGCCGGAAAAAACAAAAGACCTTGTCGTATCTCTAAATCAATTAAAAATCTTATCATTTTCCGAAAAAGAAGAATGGACGCTTATTCCCAAATATAATATTGGTAAAAAATCATAATAGGTGATAATATACATTATTGAATTGTCATGACCACAATTAAAATACAACAAAAATTAGGTGTATTCTGTTTATATGATGATATAAAAATACCTTCATTAGCAACAGAAAAATCAGCATGTTTTGACCTTAAAGCATATCTTAAAAGGGGCAATACTATAATTGGTTATAATCAATACAATTATAAAAAAGAACTTATTTTAGATACTGATTGTCTGGTTATGCTTCCTTCATGGAGATATCTTATTCCTACAGGATTAATATTTGATATACCTGCAGGATATTATATCAAGGTTCATCCTCGTTCAGGTAATGCGTTGAAAAAAGGGTTAATCACTGCAAATAATACGGGGATTATTGATGAAGATTATGTAGAAGAATGTAATTGTATTATGATAAATGTTACTGATGACCCAATTGAGGTTTATCATGAAGACAGAATAGCACAAGCAGAATTGCGTAGGACAGAAAGTTTTGTTATGAGAAGACTAGAACATAGACCAGGACAAAAAACTGACCGAGATGGTGGTTTTGGGTCTACAGGAGCTTGACAAATTCGATATTTGTGTTATAATATTTAATAAATAGTTTTATAGTAGTTATGAGATGAGCCGATAGTCGGGCATCTCTATTAGTGGCATATCGCCACACGGAGTTAGCCGATGCGTAACTCTAAAAAATAATCTCGCTAAAATAGGAGAAATATGTTGAGCAATCAAATGTCTATAACCTTCCCACAAAATCTTCGAGAATTTGAAAAAGCGTTCCAAGCAAGTGTTGGATTCGATTCTTTTTTCTCTCGATTATTTGACGTTGATTCTGATGCTACTGCAAGCACAGGATACCCTCCTTATAATATCAAAAAAACTGGTGAGTACGCATATCAAATTGAAATGGCACTTGCTGGGTTTTCTAATGATGAATTACAGGTAGAAGTGGTGGACGGTACACTTTCAATTAAGACTGTTCCCTCTGAAAAAGAGGAAAAAGATGTATTCCTTCATCGTGGAATTGCAAAGAGGCAATTTTCCAGAAAGTTTACTCTCTCTGACGATGTGGTTGTGAAGGGTGCAGACCTGTATAACGGGCTTCTAACCATTGACCTGGAAAGAGTTGTTCCAGAGGAAAAGAAACCTCGGGAAATTCCTATCAATGTTGGAGTGAAAGTAGTAGAACATAAAGTAGTATAACTTTAGAGGCGGTCTTCGGACCGCCTTTTTTTTAGGAGCAACCTTGAAAATAACACAGAATTTTTCTTTAAAAGAAATGACCTTTTCTGATACTGCTATTAGAAAAAATATTGGAAATATCCCAGGCACAGAAGAACTTATAAATTTAACGAAT